AGAACGCTTGCGGTGTCCTCACTTTAACGCTGATGACATACGACAGAACGTTAACAAGGACTTGGGCTTTAGCGTCTCAGACCGGATAGAGCAAGCCCGTAGGATGGGGCATCTGTGTGACATAGCCGGTAAATACGGTCATGTAATTGCTGACTTTGTTTGTCCTACAGTTGATACTAGAGAAGCGTTCAATGCTGACTTTGTAGTCTGGGTAGACCGCATTAAAGCAGGCAGGTTTGAAGATACAAATAAATTGTTTGTAGCACCTGAGAAGTACGATGTACGTGTTACGAGTACGTTTGACAGCTACCCAGAACACTATGTGGATTTGATTACTAAAATAGTCAACCAGGAATAAACCATGAAGAAAGATTCACGATTAACTAACGCAGGTGTCTCAGGCTTTAATCAACCAAAGCGCACACCTAACCACCCAACTAAGTCTCATGTGGTAGTGGCTAAGTCTGGAGATGAGATTAAGACTATTAGGTTTGGACAGCAGGGCGTAAGTGGTTCACCTAAGAGAGAGGGCGAGTCAGCAGCAGATAAGGCTAGACGAGATTCATTCAAGGCTCGTCATGCCTCTAATATAGACAGAGGTAAGATGTCTGCGGCATACTGGGCAAACAAGGTAAAATGGTGAGGATGTAATATGAAAGGTGTTAAACATTACTTTAAAGACGATACTGAACACAAAGGTGCTACTCATAAAGATGGTAAAGGGAATCTTATGTCTGGTAAGACTCATACTGCCACCAGTAAGTACTTAGTACACAAGTCAGCAATTAAACCCACAAACAAACAAAGGTGATCTATGAATAAGACTAAACCTAAAGCTAAACCAAAGTCAGTTACTAAGCCCGTTAAAGCTCCTAAGAAGATTAAAACAAGTTACACATCTTACTAAGTTAGTTAACAAGGAATAGACATGGATTATCAGCAAGCGTTCAACTTAGCACTAGGCGGAGCTGCATTTCTAGGAGGCTTTTTAGTTAATAAGATATGGGCGGCTATTGAGAGATTAGATAATGATGTACGCGATCTCCCTAAAGTCTATGTTGCAAAAGAGGACTACAAAAGTGACATCCATGATATAAAGGCAATGCTAAGACAAATCTTTGATAAGCTAGAGTTGAAGGCTGATAAGTAATGGCTCTTGATCCAATCACTGCTGGCATAGGCTTATTAGATAACTTTATTGATAAGTTCGTAGCTGATAAAGACCTGGCAGCTAAGTTAGGAGCGCAGGCTAGATCAGCTGAGTTTCAAGGTGAGCTACAGTTAGTGGTTGGTCAATTAGAGATTAACAAAGAAGAAGCCGCTAGTGGTAATATGTTTGTAGCAGGCTGGCGGCCTTTTGTAGGCTGGGTGTGTGGTATGGCTCTAGCGTATAACTACATTGGTAAACCCTTCTTAGAGTTTGGCTTACTTGTATACGGCATGAACCACCCATTGCTTGTTTTACCACCTTTGCCTCAATTAGACTCTGGCGAGCTAATGACCGTACTAATGGGTATGTTAGGACTTGGTGGACTTAGGACTTTTGAGAAGGTAAAAGAAGTGTCAAGAGAAGCTATGCCAACTAAAGGAAAGAAATAAGATGGCTTTAGAAGATACCTTAGCGTGGTACTTATCAGATGCTAACCCAACGCTTGCATCCCTTGCTCCTGAAGTAGGTGCAGGTGCTGCGGGTGCTGCTGGAGGACTCTTTGGTTCTTTGGGTTCTTTGGCGGGTGCTGCTGTAATACCTACATATCTTAACTTTATATCTAATCAGATAGCACAAGGAAAGGTTGATAGGTATAACTCTCAGATGGCTAATATGGCTTTACAGGATGCTGGCTTAGCCGCTGGTGTACCTTTAGAGGCTTGGGACGTTACTAACTACCAAGATGTAGCTAATACCCCTGCTCCAGAGCAACGCTACGATGGCACTTGGTCATGGAATGGTCAGGTGTATGGTACACCTTTAGCCGCTCCTAGTGCGCCTCCTAGTGCTACCGCTGTAGCTGGAATACCTGACCCTACTAGCAACTCTGTGTTAGGGCAGATAGCTGACTTCTTTACTGGCGGAGATCAAGCTCTTGTATTTAACCCTGCTGCTGGCACAGTTGGCTACTCGTCTACGTACCCTAACTCGTCTACTCCTACTGGCTCTTATGTCCCTGTCGGCCCGACTGTTGGTGGAGTTCAGCCAGGCATGACTACTGGTAGCAATGTTCTTGATATGTTAATTCTTGCTGGTGCGCAGGCGACTGGTATGGGTACTCCTAACGTAGCAACTCCTACCATAGGCGATATTCTTGGTGGTGCAGCTAAGGATGTAATAGGAAAGGATATACTTGGCACTATACAAGCAGGTGCGCAGTTAGCTCCTGTGACTGTAGTAAAGACACAAGAAGAACAGGCAGCAGAAGCTAAGGCATTAGAGGAAGAAGCAAAGACTAAAGTAATTATAGATTGGCTAGGTAAGTACCCTAATGCCTCTGATTCGTTTATAAGAGCCACTATGGAAGATAACGACATTACACCGGCAGACATGGCTAAGGCTACAGGCGTTCCTTTATCTGATATACAAGCAAGGTACGATGCAGCTCTTCCTTCTACATTAGCCCCTAGTAGTGATCTAAAAGGTACGGATACAGCGGCTCAGATAGCTCTTGATACCGCTATTGCCACTCAAGTACCTACTGCTCCTGCGCCTCCAGCAGTAGCTCCAGTTGTAACTAGTCCTGTTGTAGTTGCTCCTACGGGGTCAAGTACGCCAATTACCAGTAAAACAATTACAACTACACCTACGGTAAGCACACCTATTGTAACTGCGGGACTACTAGATACACCTCCAGCAGTAGCCCCTGTAGTGCCAGTTGTGACAGCTCCTGTAGTAAATGTAGACGTTAATAACAATGGAGTTATAGACGCAGAAGAACCTGTCATTACGCCTCAAGTACCCACTACACCCCCAGTAATTCCTGTAACGCCTACACCGCCTCCTCCTCCTACTAGTGGTGGTGGCTTGTTCTCATCACCTACAAGGACTACTGACTTACTCTTTGGTGATCCATATAAGTATCAGAGAGACAAGTTCACACTCTTAGATAACCTCTTAAGCTACGGTAGGTATTAACTAATGACATATTTAGCACTTATTAATAAAGTTCTTATTCGCCTTAGAGAACTTGTAGCTACAACTCCTACAGATAATGACTATGTTACTCTTATAGGTTATCTCGTAAATGACGCTAAGAAAACTGTAGAGGAAGCATGGGATTGGACTGCTTTAAAGACTACTTTCACTGTTTCTGCTGTTATTGCAGATAACACCTATACTCTTACAGGCTTTGGTACTAACTTTAAGTTATTAGATGTGTATAACGCTACTCAACTAAGCCGTATGGAGTTGATTAGTCAGAATGAGATGAATGACAAAATTAACCTTAATACAGCAGCAACAGGTGCGCCTAGCTATTTTAGCTATAATGGCTCAGACGCTAATGGCGATCAGAAGATCATTGTGTACCCTACTCCTAATGGTTCTTATACGCTTAAGTTTGATGCTGTTGTACGCGAAGCAGAGCTTACCTTAGCCGCAGACACAACTAAGCTACCTACACAGCCTATTATTATGATAGCATGGGCGATGGCTACTAGAGAAAGAGGAGAGACTGGCGGCACTGCTGCACAAGAGCTATTTGGCCTTGCTGATAGGTACTTAGGTGATGCTATTGCGCTAGATGCTACACGTTATCAAGCAGACCTTACTTGGAGAGTTGTTTAATGGCTCAACAGCTACAGAGTGTCTCTATTGCTGCTCCTGGCTTCTTTGGGATGAACACCCAAGATAGCCCTGTAGAAAGCCCTCCTAGATTTGCCTCTATTGCGCTTAACTGTGTCATTGACCAGTATGGGCGTGTAGGAGCGCGTAAGGGCTATTCTTATATTACTACTAACGCTGCTGCTATTGCTGGTGGCAATGGTCTTACAACAATCTATGAGTACATAAAGAAGTCTGACGGGACTAAGGTAGTATTCTCTACTGGGAATAATAAACTACTAACAGGCACTGTTACTCTTGTTGACGCAACACCAGCAAGTTACACAATTACAGCAGAGGACTGGAAGATAGTAGAGGTTAATGAGAAGGTCTATTTCTTTCAGCGTGGATATGAACCTTGTGTGTATAGCGAAAGCACAGGAACTATTCAGAAGATGTCAGCAGTTTCAGGAAGCGCAGGCACTCCACCACAAGCTAATGAGGCTTTAGGAGCTTTTGGTAGATTGTTTGTAGCAGACTTTACTACTGATAAACATACTATTTATTGGTCTGATCTTTTACATGGACACAAGTGGTCTGGCGGTAGCTCAGGCTCTTTAAATATTAACAAAGTATGGCCTCGCGGAGCTGATGAGATAGTAGCTTTAGCGCAGCACAATAACTTCCTTGTTATTATGGGGCGTAGGTCTACTATTATCTATGGTGGTATGGACGACCCTAGCACTATGGCGGTTACAGACATTATAGATAACGTAGGGTGTATTGCTAGAGACTCTGTGCAGAACACAGGCGCAGACATCTTATGGCTTAGTGAACATGGTGTACAAAGTCTTGGTAGATTAGTACAAGAGAAATCAGCAATACTTAAAGATATATCGCGTAATGTTCGCAATGATATTACTAATTATATTACTTTAGAGACAGGTATAATCAAGTCAGTCTACTCTACTGTAGAGGCATTCTACTTAGTAACCTTTCCCTATAGCGGTATTACCTACTGCTTTGACATGAGAGGAATGCTGGAGGACGGCTCTGCAAGAACAACTATATGGAATAAGATAGAGCCTAAGTGCTTCCATGTTAATAAAGCAGGCAATCTATACATGGGGCATGATACTGGTATTACTCTATTTGATGAGTATAACGATGGCACAGCTACCTACTCAATGGAATACTTTTCTAATCCAATGTCGTTTGGAAATGCTACAACATTAAAGTTTGTAAAGAAGATAGCCATGACAATCATTGGTGGAGCAGGTGCAATAACTAACCTCCAGTGGGCATACGATTACTTGTTCAACTATCGCAGTAGTGCATACACGCTCTCTAGCGGTTCTATAGCTGAGTATAATGTAGCTGAGTTTAACGTAGGGGAATACTCTACTGGTGTTGTTATTACAAGACCTTCTATTAACGCTTCTGGTAGTGGCTTTGTAGCTACAATTGGGATCACTTCTGAGATTGACGGAGCTGCTTTGTCTATTCAACAAATTGATGTTCTAGCCCTAATGGGGAGATTAGTATGAGTATTTGGGATCAAATAAGCGGTGTTACAAGCATGGCTGGATCAGCTGCTCTAGCTAATCAGGGTATCCAAGAGGCTAGGGCGGCAGGGACTGCTCAACAGCAAGCCTTATCTGATCTAGCTACTAAGTATCAAAGTGATATTCAGTTTAAGCCTTATACGGTCACAGGAGCTACTGGGTCTAGCACCTTTGCTCCTGGTGGCGGTTCAAGTACGCTATCTCCTCAGCTACAAGCATTGATGGATCAACTCCTTCAGTCTAGTGGCGGTATGTTTAAAGGAGCTGCGCAGCCTATTGACCAGCGAGCTATGGATGTAACTGCTCAGTTGGAAGCTGCAAGCGCACCTTCTAGGGAGAGAGAATACCTGTCTATGGAGCAGAGGCTCTTTAATCAAGGTAGAGGCGGTTTACAGACTGCGCAGTACGGAGGCGCACCCGAACAGTTTGCCTTTGCTAAAGCCTTAGAAGAGCAGAGAGCGCAGAATGCTCTTATGGGACGCTCACAGGCCATGAATGAGCAGAACCAACAGTTTAATCTAGGTCAAGGCTTGTTTAGTAGTGCATTTATACCACAACAGCAGCAGAATATGCAGACACAAGTAAACACTCCTTTTGCTGAGTTGATCTCTAGAGCGCAGTCGCAAGGTGCTGTAACTGGTGGTGAACTAGCTGGACAGGGTACACAAGCTAGAATTGCAGGTGAAACACAAGCGTCTAACTTAAGACAAACGCAGCTACAAGCACTTCTGGACTCTTTAAACGCTCCTACTAGTGGTGGTGGTTCGTTCTTTGGTAACTTACTCAGTAGCATATTTGGTGGTAACTCTGGCAGTACGCCTCCTGGCTTTGTAACGCCCACTGCTGCACAACAGAATGCTGCGCTTAATCTCCCATAAGGTAACTGATAATGGCTAACGAACTATTGCAAGGTTTACTCTCTAATCTACTGACACCAGTTGATCCAAGAGCGGCTCAGAGAGCTGAAGGTGCTAGGCTTGTATCTATGATGGGTACGCCTGGTGCTGCTGCTACCTACTATGCCCCACAGCGAGCTGCTGACTTCACCAAAGGTCTAGGGCAGTTGTTTGGTATGGCTCAAAGAAGCCCACAGGAGTTGTTACAAGAGAAACTAAAGGGTGCTGATATAGCTACCCCACAAGGGCAGGCAGCTATGTTAAAGATGGTAGAGCAAATTGATCCTAGTAAAGCACTCCTTCTGAAGATGGCATTCCAAGAGCAGAACCAACAACAAGCCGCAGTCAACCAGACTACTAAGATTCAAGATGCAACCTTAGCTGGTCAAGTAAGAGACGATGCCTTTAGAGCAGCGCAACAAGTAGAAGCAGCAAATCAGAACCTTCGCACTAGTAATCTTCAGACCGCACAAGAAGAGAGACTAAAGATGCAAGAAGCCAACGATGCTATAGAAGCTGCCAACAAAGCCGCTGCTAATGTGGAAACTGCAAGGAATAATCTAGAAAATCAGAAGTTAAGAGGGCAACAGATTGAGCTGGAAACAGCAAAATTAAATCAAGTAAAACAAGAACTCACAGCTACTTCTCAAAAGGCTATCTTTGCAGCATCTACGGCAGGAAGACTTGCTGATGGTACAGCGCGTGGGTTTACTAACTTAGCTAATGACTATGAGAACTCGCCTCCTACTTCTGGTTTTTTTGGCTCTACAGAGAAGTCCTTTAGAGACTTCATGGGGACACAAGGAGGAGAGGAGGTGCTACGCACACGTTATAATAACTTAATGACAACTGGCGCACTTGCTAATCTTCCTCCTGGAGCTGCTTCTGATGCTGACGTTGCTTTAGCTTTAAGCGGGTGGCCTAGCTCATATACTAATGCAGATACTTTAGCACAGTTTATGAGGGGGCAAGCTAAATTAGCAGCGTATGCAGCAGCAGCAGAGCAGGCAAGGGCAAACTACATAGCTGATCCTGCTAATAAAGGCACAGACGCAGGCTTTGATGCTAAGTGGCTTGCAGAGACTACTGGCAGTAATGAAGCAGCATTTAAAAAGAAACTAGGAGAGAGGTACGGTCTTGATATGAATGACTCTGCCCTTATAGGAACTGATGCTGACTTTGCTGCTACTGTAGGGGCAAGTAAACAACCAGCACCCGCAACTACAACACCCCGTATGACCCCTATGAGAGGTGCTGACTAATGGCTGACTATACTTTACCTAATGGCAGAATCCTACGTGGTCTCTCAGAAGGAAAATCTCCCGCAGATATTAAGATATATGCTGTTGCCAAAGGCTATGCTACAGAGGACGACTATAACAAGAATCGTCAGTCTGTTGCTGATCTTCTCCCCTTTGCTGGAGAGATTGTAGGGGGTACGGCAGGCGCGTTATACGGAGCTTCCTATGGGGCTGCTCTTGGCACAGCTGTCTTTCCTGGAGTAGGTACAGCCGTGGGGGGTTTCTTAGGAGGAATTATTGGGGGAGCTGCTGGTACTTTTGGTGGCTCAATGGCAGGGCAGGCAGGAGAGGCATCTATTGAGAATCGTACTCAGTCTGCTGGCAGCATGGCGGGACAGGCAGGAGAAGCTGCACTTGAAGATGTTGCATTCGGCATAGCTGGAGCTGGGCTAGGGAAAGTAGTGAAGACTGTGTGGCAGCCGCTTTCTGATATGTTTAAAGCACTTCCTGTTGGCTCTGCTGAACTAGACGCTTTAGGAAGTTTACAGTCAAAGTTAGCACAAGCAGGCACTACCCTTTTGCCTAGTCAAGCATCCACTGGTGATGCTGTAGGCGCAGCAGCAGAGGCGTACTCCAGATCGTCACTAATATCTAATGACTTTCAGAATATCTTAGAGAAGCAAGATAACT